AAGTCAGGACCGGATTCGGCAGCGTCTCCAGCCGCCCTTCGACAATCGCTTCCTCCAGCGCCTTGACGCTTCCCGGCATCCACAGATCGCTGTCCTGGCGGCGGCGGAAGCCTTGCGGATGCTCGATCAGCGGGATCGCCAGCCCGACCGCATCGAGGTCCGGCTCCAGATTCCGGAAGCCATATCGATCATAGGCCAGACCCTTGAGCTCGAAGTCTTCATGAATTTCCGCCAGCCGCCACGCGACGTGATCGGTGCGGATCACCTTCCCTTCGGGCGCGTGGATAAAGCCCAGATCGATCCATCGGCTGTACGGAGCCTTGTCCCGTTCTTCGCGCTGCGCGACGGTATCGCCCGGCGTCCAGAATTCGACGAAGCCCTTGAAGCGCCGCTCGCCCATCGGGAAGATCACGGCCAGCGCCGTCAGATCGCGCGTGGCCGATAGGTCCAGCCCGGCATAGCAAGCGCGCCCGCGAAGCTCCAGCGGATCGAAAGGCACTTCGCACTTGATCCAGAGCGCGCGCTCGATCCAGGCCGTGACCGCATCCGTCCAGACGCAGAAATTGAGCCGAAGCACATCGTTCTGTTTGCCAGGAAGCGCCTTCGCCGATGCCACGCGCTCGGCCAGATAGTCGCGGCGGATGATCCGGCCGAGCGACGGATTGGCCTTCGGCCAGCATCCTTCGTCGTTCAAGGGATCGTCCTTATCATCGACGCCGAAGACCATCCCGAAGAAGGAGTCGGCTTCGACGGCGCCGGTCGCGACTTGGCGCGCGTGCTCGTGATATTCGAAGCAGATCGAATTGCGATCCGATCCGCTGTTCGTCGCCAGCGCCATCAGCGGTTGGCGGCGGAACTTGAAGCCCGCCTCCAGCATGTCGATTGTCGCGCGGTCGCGATGCTCATGCACTTCATCGACCAGGGCGCACGAAGGGCGCGGCCCGGACTTCGCGTCGTCATTCGACAGCGGCTTGAACCATGATCCGCTCTTGAGGTGCGTCAGCTGCCAGACGGGATTCGCGCCCGATGTGATCACCGCCTTCTTCATCCCAGGCGATTGATCGCGCATCGCCACGGCATCGCGGAACAGCACCATCGCCTGATCCTTCTTCGCGGCGGCGGCGTAGATCTCGGCGCGCGCTTCCTGATCGTTCGTCATCATGAACAGACCGACGCCAGCCAGGAGCGGCGACTTGCCGTTGCCCTTCGCGGCTTCGAGATAGGCCACGCGGAAGCGGCGGATGCCGCTGTCGATCCGGCGCCATCCGAACAGCGAAGCGACGAAGAAGAGCTGCCAGCCGTCGAGGATGAAGGGCTGGCCTTCGAATTGCCCGCCCGCCAGCCGCAGCTCGCGGTCGAAGAAGCCGACCGTCCAGGCCGAGGCGTCCAAGTCCCAGACCAAGCCGCGCCGCTCGGCCTGGGCCAGATCGGTCATGTGGCGCTGGCAAGCCGCCTTGATCAGCGCGCCGGCGGGGATGCGGCCTTCGAGGCAGGCGCGCGCCCAGGCGGTCGCGCCATCGGCGTCGGAAGTCGGCGGCTTCTTCCTTCGGCGCTTCGGCCGATCCGCGTCAGAAGTAGGGACTATCTTCGTCCGGCGCGTCATTCGCCGCGACCCTCGATCGCGATGCTGGCGTGAAGCCGAATTCGCTCGCGGCGGTCAACATCAGCTTCATCGTCGTGTTGGCGGCGATCAGGAGCGGATTGCGCTGCGCGCCGTTGGGAGTCTTGATCAGAAGGCCATGCGTGACCGGATCGGTCTCGGCCATCTTCTGCAAGGCGCGCTCGCATGCGACCCATCGCGCCCACGCTTCGCAATAAGCCGCCAGCCCGGCGCGATCGAGGACGGATAGCATGTTGGCAAGGCCAGCTTCCCGCACGACGCGCTTCCACTCGGCGCGCGCCACCGATGACAGATGATCCGGCGCTTGCGGCAAGGCGCGGCGCACCTTCGGCTCGCGCTCGGAAAGCGGGCGGCGACCGGGATTGCCCGTCACGAGCTTGAGATAAGTCGGCTTCGGCTTGCGGCCCGATCCCATCAGGCGAACCCCTTCGGCGGCGGCGCGATCACATTCCAGAATAGCACTCGGCCCGCGCCACGCTGGCGGATGCAGATCTCCCACGCCTTCGCGTCATAGTGGGGATCGGCGGGGAACGGCGGCACGGTGCCGCACGCCGCCTGGAACGGAAGCGGATGAATCCAGAGCCGCGCATGATCGACGTTCTCAGGCGTCAGGCGATGGCCGATCTGGACGGCATGGCGGCGGGCGCGCGGCCAGGCTCGGGCCAGCCCGCGCATCAGCACGCCCGATCCGGCGGCGCACCAGACTTCTTCGGGATCGAAGTCGATCAGCTTCGCCGCCGCGCCGATGGCCTCGATAATTTCCTCGAGGTCGAAGCCGAAGGGCGCAAGGCGCGCGCCTTGGCGCTCGGCGTAGATGCGGGCGCGCTTCTGGATCAGCGTCATATATCCGGGTGCGACCTGCAGCACGCGCGCGCCGAGTTCCTTCGCTTGCCAAGTCCGCGCGTGTGGCCGGCCGCGCTTCGCGGTGAAGATCGTCGCCTTCTTCCCCAGGCGCGCCGCCGTCGCGGCCAGCGCGATCTGCGCGCCGCCTTCCGGCGGGCTGGCATAGACAACTTCGTCGGTGCCTTCGAAGATCGCGGGCATCCACCGCGCCTTGGTGCCGCCGGGAAACAGATCGTCCCGCACGACCGCGATCCCAAGCCACTGCTCCAGCTTCGGCGGGATCATAGTTCCTCGCCCAGATCGGCCATCCCCTCGATCGCGCCGAATTCGACCGGGCCGATGGCCTTGACGGCGGCGGCGGGATCGCCCTTCACGAAGATCAAGACGTTCTGGTGCGTCTTGCCGAGCTTCCGATAGTTCTCGAATTGCCGCCCGACGCGGATCGGCAGCGATCCAACCGCCGTCACAAGGATCGCTTCGTTGTAGAGCGCCAGCCCGGCATCGACGAACGCCTGGATCGTGGCCGATGGGAAGCCGCGATACATCCCATCGGGATCGCGGAAGTCGCCGACGACGAAGCACGCGAAGCGATCCGGGCGAAGCAGGGCGCAGCTGGCCGCGATGATCTCGCGATAGACGGCCAGGAATTCGGGCCAGAGAAGCGTCGAAATATCGCGGGGATCATCGGAATAGACTTCGAGATCGCCATATGGCGGGCAAGAGAACAGGAAATCCGCCGTCATTCCGTTTGCATGATTGGCGATCTCCCGACTATCGCCGCACTTCCACACTGGTTTCCGCCCTTTCTTGCAGATCTGCTTCGCCTGAATTCGATTGGCTTCGCATTGCTCCGGGCGAAGATCGATCCCGAGATACAGGCGGCCGAGCTTCGCGGCGACGATCCCGCGCACCGATCCGCCCGCGAAGGGATCAAGCACCAGGCCGCCGGGCGGTGCGAACCAGCGATAAGCGATCTCGCATAGGACGGGATCGAAGATCGATGTGCCGGTGATCGTGCGCTCGCTGCCGTCATAGTTGGGAAGCTCGCCGAACGTCTTCCCGGCGGCGATCGATCCGACGACGTGTTCACCCCGCATCAGGTCCTGGCCGAACGTCCGTGCTTTCCCCTTCGCCATTGGCCTTTGCTCCAACCTGATATCGCTTCGCTTCGGTGCCTTCTATCGGCCGGTTGCGCGAGTCGCTTCGCACGATCCGCCCGGTCTTCGGATCGGTCGTCGGCCAGCGCGATCCGCCGGGGATCGCCTTGTCGCCTTCGCCGCGCCCAAGCTCGGATTGGATGCCCAGGGCCAGCCAGCCGCGCTTCCGCTCTTGCCAATAGCCTTGCCGCGCATCGAAGACCGAGAAGGGCGGGATGCCGAAGCGGTCGGCAAGGTTCCCGACCTTCCCGCTGTCGCCGCCGCCGCCGATCAGGTCGGCGAGCTCGCCCGCGCTGAATCCGATCAGCGCCAGATCGACCCCGGCGCCGCGCAAGTCTTCAAGCGACAGCGCGAGAAGCTGCTGATCCCATCCGGCATTGAGGGCGAGCTGGTTATCGGCCAGCAGGTAGGCGCGCTTCTGGGCATCCGACCAGCCGCGCGCCACCAGGACCGGGACCGCTTCAAGGCCGAGCATCTGGGCCGCCAGCACGCGGCCGTGGCCCGCGATGATCCCGTTCGCTTCATCGATCAGGATCGGCATGGTCCAACCCCACTCGCGGATCGCCGCCGCAAGCTGGCCGATCTGGGCGGGCGAGTGCGTGCGGGCATTGCGGGCCGAAGGGATCAGGCGGGCGGTCGGGCGGCGCTCGATCCGCCCGGCGGCGGGCCAGCCCGGATCAAGCTTCGGACCTTTTTTGCTTTTTCGCGATTCTACACGCAAATATCCCCGCGCGGTCCCCGCCCCCAAGGCTTTCGAGTTTTTCATGGGGGGGTGATCCTTTGATCCCCCAGGGCCATCCCAGGGCCGCGCGCGGGCCGCTGGCGCGCATCGCTGGCCCGACCCCTAGCGACCCCGCCCGACCGCTGGCGCGCATGGGTGGCCT